TTAACGTATCAATACTTTCCTCATTGTAAGATGGAGCTCTCCACTAACGGTCTCCTCCTCACTGAGAAGCTCTCTCAAGCGATAGTTGATACGGTCTCTCAGTATGAAGGCAAAGATACATTTGAGTTTTGGATTTCGTTACATGGCATAAATGAACAAACGTGGGAATTCCTTAATGGTCTCTATGGTAAATACGCAAGGGCAATGACCAACATTATAAATTTCCTAAGGATAAATAATGGGCGTCTCAAAGTCTTCATAAACTCGGTCGGTGGTGCTTCACGGGATGGCTCAATGTTCTTCTACTCCAAAGAGAGATGGGAACGATTCGTGCACGGTCTTCTTAGCGTCAATAAAGTCCCAATGCAGAATATCCATCTGCGCTACTTCACATTTCATAACCGAGCTGGGAACGTAAGATTAGGACACTGGGATGGAAAGGAGTTTTATCGAGACATAAGTCCAGAATTTCCTTTCGATTGTTGGAGATTCAAAAATGCAGTTCATATCCTTTATAACCTTGATGTGATACTTTGTTGCATGGATTACAATAAAGAGGTAGTTCTTGGAAACCTTAAAAGGCAGACACTAAAGAAGATATGGGAAGGTGAGACTCGTGAACAAATAGTGGAGATGGCAAGTGGTAAGAGACCCTCTCCTAAGGACTTTATATGCAAGAGGTGTATGTCCCCGGGAGGCTAAGTACTATGGACAATATAACCGCAATAGTCAAAGGCTTCATGCGTCCTGAAAAATTCGAGAACTGTTTGAAATGCATAATAGCTGCCGGTGTAAAGAAAATCATAGCTTCGTTTGATGGACCAGAAGAATATCTTGAAGCACACAGGAATATAGTAGGCAGACTTCAGCGAGACGTTAGCATTCGTTTCTTAGAGCTTCCTTTTAATATAGGACTTTCAGCTGCTCGCAACAGAATGATTGAAAGAGTGAACACTGATTACATTCTCATGGTTGATGACGATAATTATGTCCCTCCATTCACTCTTGCAATGATGAAAGCGTTCCAATACATTCCTAAAGAAATTGGTGGGATAGCAATGGGATGGTTACCCATAAATTCACCATTCCCTCAGATGGATGCATTTGACATCGAGATACTGAACGGTTATTTCTTTAGGCGTCTTAATGACAAGAAATACGTCTTAGCCATAGACGGGATGACATTTATGTATCCTTTTGATTTCGTGCCTAACCAAATAATATTCAAAAAGGTTCTCTTCGATGACGTCCAATATGATGAGCACTACGTCATAAACAGAGAACATGAGGACTTCTTCCTTACTTGCAAGCTCAAGACTGATTGGAGATTTGCGGTATGCACCTCAATTTATTCTATTCATGATCCCGGGAAGGACTCTGAATATTCAAAGTTTAGATTTGGTAAGGAGCACGATGAAGCTGCTGAATATTTCCTAAAGAAATGGAACTTGAAAGGCATCGCGCCACAAAGATACGGTCCTGATTATATCTCACTGCTATACGATGGTCCTTGGCAATTCGGAGGAATGCAAGAAAAGAACACTTATTTAGAATGGAAATTAAAACATAAGATGTTAGGGGAGCATGACGTATGGCACGGCGTTTAACGTTAGAGAAAGGCAACTTTTATATCATCTTGGATGCGTGTCGTTATGACGTGTTTGCTTCAGTCGTCTACGATTATCTTGATGGTGAATTAGAGGAGCGAGATAGTGGAGCTTGTAACACTCCTCAGTTTTATCAGAATTCCAACATTAAAGAGTTTAGAGTTGCATCCTTCAACCCAACAGGGAAGTTTCTTCATCATCACGATTTCGTGATGCTTCCTTCACTATATTGTGAGGATAACCTTGATGACCTCATTACGCATAAGTTCACATGTGAAGTCCTACATCTCATACCACCACACATGCCACCTCAAGACCCAAAATATTGGAAGCTTTGGTTCGATACTGTGCAAGAGTATGCAGAGCAGGGGAATAAAGATAAACCTATCTGTTTAGGTCGTTGTGGCGCGGAAGCCTATTTCTTTTCGCATTTAGGCAAAGAGCGGGCACTTAAGATTTACGAAGAGAATCTTCGTTTTGCATTAAGGGCTATTGCTGAGCGATTAGATAAACTCCCACGTCCTCTGATATTGATAGCGGATCACGGCGAGTTGTTCGGGGAATACGGGAATTGGGGGCATCCTGAAGACTGTCCTAAAGGTTCTTCAATTCTAAGAAAAGTCCCTTATTTTAAGGTAGATGTTAGATAAAGAAGAGATAAAAAGATTAACAAGAAAAAGTATGGAAAGTGCTTATCTTCCTGTTCCTTCTCATGGAGGGTTAAAGACAGCACGTTTTAGATTGGAGGACGTTCAGAGATGCTTTAGACAGCCTGCTCTTCTCCGAGACTTCATTTATTTGGTTGGGGGTGTAGCAGTGCATGGCAGAGGGAATGACGTGGATTTGGTGATACGAGGAGAGGACTTGTCAGAGCCTCAAAAAGAAGCATTGTTGTTCCGTTTATATCGAGCCTTCGCAGATTACTTCAAGATTCCCTATGATGAGACACCTAAGTATCTGCATATAACGTTTAATAATTATGGACCTTATACGAATCACATGCTGTTATACCACTTAGCGATAGTTCCTAATGAGGATACGCAAATCCATGAGATGGAACTCCTCAAGTCAGCAACAAACGGTGAATGGATAGTTTACGGTTACGGTTCTATTGACGCAGTTGACCTCGAGGGTGATGAGATTACGATTGATGCTCTTAAAGGTATGTGGGAAGAGATGCAAAAGACTCCCAAGAAATACTGGAACGTCATGAATGAGCATGGTGGTGTTCAGGTTGGTGAGATACTCCCCGAGTGGAATGGACTAAAGACTCACGTGGATGATAAAGGCTTCTTTGTAATAGTCAAACTCAGAAAAGACATAGAGGCAGCTCGAAGGGTGTGGGAAGCAATTCATTCAGATGATGAAGATGAGCGCATCAAGAGTTTCTCAATTCATATAGAATATCCAGGTGGAGTAGAGGAATGCACAGAGAAGGTCTGCGATAAGAATAGGTGCTGGCGTAAGATAACCAAAGCACGATTTCTTGAGTTGAGCTTCACGAGGAATCCAGCTAATCCCTTATGTATATTTAAGCCTGCTCACTAATTCTATGATAAGCCTTTGGGAAGAAGGATGGACGAAATGCGAGAGCTATACATTGGTGATAAACCTTACGATAATTATTTAAGAGCTTTGGGTGATTCCCAGAGTGTGAGTATTCTTGCAAGAGGTAAAAACGTCAAGAAGGCGATAGATGTAGCATTAATGGCACAGCGATTGAGCCAGTTTACCATAAATGCTGTTTCGATATACGATGAGAAGATGACAAGTGATGATGGTGAGCGTGAATATTACGTGAGTGCAATAAGAATAGACTTAGTTCGATAATTATATATTTAAATAAGAGGAAAGAGATATGGCAACACAAGAGGAAGAGTTTGAGGAATTCTTTAAAGAGTTAGAGGAAGAAGCAACAGAGAACACTGAAGAGCAGAAGTCGGAAGATGAAGAGAAGGCTCTCACTAAAGCAGATGTCATTAAGATAGTAAGGGATGAGTTGAAGACTTTCTGGCAGGGTGTTCTTTCAGGTAAGTATCCGTTACCAAAGGCAGCGAGATATCCGTATGCTAAGTATCCCTATGCTGTGTATCCCTATGCAAAGTATCCTGCTCCGGGTGCACAGAAGAATATAGAGATGGATGAAGTTCCCGTAATGCCACTCTTTGTTATGCCACAGATGGTAGATACAACTTCTGCACCTTCTCAGACTGATAGCACAAAGTCCAGTGAGAAAGACAAAGTAATTGAAGAACAGAAGTCCCAGATAGAGGAACTGAAGAAGACCGTTGATGAACTGCAGAAGAAGCTGGAGGACTTAAGCGCACAGCCTGCTCCTGAAGAGACCAAGACTGAATCAACGTCACAACCCAATTACGTCTCGGACGTTGTGGTAGAGGGTGGCACAATATCTCGACCTTAGAAAATACCTCTACGACATAACCTAAATTTTCCACTATTTGCACATATTTGAGACTGAGCAAAATTTTATCGCCGAGCATGATAAATTATACCTACCCAATACAAAATTCTCTCTAAACTCAAATATGTGCATGTAGTAAGATTTCTATGTTAAAACCTTGATAATGAGGTAGAAAATGACGGAAGTAGAAGATGTGGTTGCTGGTGCACCGGTTATTGTAACTTTTATAGCCGGTGCAGATATAGAAGCTGGGCAGGTGGTAGGCTATGACGTGAGTGCTTCTCCTGCTGACATGACTGTCTCTCCCACTTATCAGGACGGTTATGACACAGTTCCCGTCGGGGTAGCGGTGGATTCGGTAGAGGAAGATGACCCAGTGCCAGTTGCAATTCCTCCCTCAATAGTGAGGGTGAGAGCTGTGAGTGCGGTCAATGCTGGTCAGCTGGTGCAGCTCAATGAGAGCAATGCAGGTCAGGTCGAACCTTATAACTCCAGCGATAATACATGGGCAGTCGGTCAAGCTCTTGAAGATATAAGTGCAGCTTCGACTGGCAGAGTGAGGTTACTCCTCACGAAATAGATACCTCTATTTTAAATTAATAGGTAAGGAGAAATGGGTGATTTTGCAAATTTACTACGGGTTGTGAAAGCTGGTGATAATGCGAATGAGAAGTCTTACTGGATGAAGAGACTCAGCAAGGGCACACACGAGTTGATGCAGGCTTACAACATAAGTGCAGACCATCTCGTCAGAGAAGAACTGTATAAGGAGATACTCAGAGGTGCAGAGGAAGTCCTTTGTATGCGGGATGTCCTTCCGATTTACAGAATGAAGAAGAATGAACTGAGGTTTGTCCTTACGGACGCTCCCACAGGTATGCTTCCCCTCGTAGCACCAGGTTCGTCTCTGCCTGAGGGTCCTGATGTTCACTTCAAGAGTGATGTGACGTTTGTAGCACAGAAATACGGTGAGAAGGTGGGCATACCAGAGGAACTCATAGAGGAGGAAGAATTCGATATCATTGAGCTGTTAGTTCACAACGAGGGTCGTCGAGCAGAGAACAGATTAAACGATGTAGCCATGAAAGCGCTATTGGACGCTAAGAGCACAATTGAAAGCACAGATAACGTTTGCATCATAGACCGAATAGTGGAAATGATAAAGACAATGCGAGGTAATAAGTTTGAACCAGATACTATCATAATGACACCAGAAGCTGAAGCTGAGATACTCAAGTATATGGTGGGCGAATCAAAAGTAGCTAATGAAACGGGTGCGGGCGCAACAGGCTATCAGAAGACTGGTGTTCCCGAAGTGTTCAGGACCAAAGACATAGGCAGACCAATAGTTGGGCTAAAGCCGTACGTATTGTCGAAGACCGTAAGTGGTGATTCCTTGACTTGGGGTGGAGCTACTACAAATGCTCACATCTGTATCCTCGATAGTAGGATGGCTGGTGGGATAGGCATGAGAAGTGATATTGCAGTAGAACGATATGAAGACCCACTGAATGACCTCAGGAATCTGAAAATAACAATGAGGATATGTGCCAAGACATTCTTTGCGGACGCTATCGAGTTCGGTGATATAGCGAGTCTGCTATAAACGTGTTTCTATACTTCTATTCTTTCATTCCTTGAGGCGAATAGCATGATAGGATTGACATTACTTATAATCGGAGTATTAGGAGTTTGGGTTGCTGTTCTCATGGAGCTGAAGACTAATGCTGAACTGTGGGAAATCCTCATGAAGGTATTCCCAACGGTATTCGGTGTAGGCGCATTCCTTTGTGGTATGGGGTATTAACAATGTGGAGTAAGAAACACTGGCATAAAGACTATTTTGAAATCATTAATAGAGGCTCGATAGATAGGGATGCTGTTTCCGACTGGGAATATGAATGGGCAGGGCTGTCCTTCCCTGATGGTTATCATCCAAGACGAATTTTAGTTGGTGGCAGATTGGATTATCCTCCATGATAGTTCCAAGTATTCAATTTAGGACTTCGGAATTGACCATACTGAAACGGCTTGATCAGTTGTCTTCTCATCTATATATTGCTAAGGAGGACTCCCTCACTTTAATGCTCCATACCTTAAGAAGGAACTGTCCTGTTGGATGGAGACCAGCGAGAGAAGCTCATCCCGGTGAGCCTCGCATGAAGAATGCCATCTTCTTTAAGAGGGAAGACCGTCCTAATGTATATGGTGGTAGAGTTTACATAGATACTAACATTTGTCCCCACGCTTATTATTACACCTACGGAAGAGCAGGTGGAAGAATGATATTTCCCGTAAGGAAGAAAGCTCTTACAATAGTGAAAAAGGGCATGACTAAAGAAACAGCTCCTCTTCGTAAATGGGCTCGACTTGGTGGTATGAGACCTCACACAGAATATCTCGAGAAGACAGTGCGAGAAGTGGAACCAAAAATAAGAGAATACTTCAAGAATGCAGTTAGAGTATGGATAGGTGGTAGATAATGTATGGAGAATTAGCTAATGTTAAACGTCTCTTAGAAATACCAGAGAGCGAAACGACTTACGATACCACCTTAGAGTATCTTCTCGATATCGCCAATGTCTGGCTTTCCACTCGTGAAAGTGTTCCTTTAGATGATGATATTAAGAACGCAGCCTGTGAGTTCTTTGCGGCTTACCTTTATAGAGCTCGTGCGGAGATGCTCTCTCCTTCAGGTGAGATTTCGGGTATAGCATCAGAATACAAAAAGACTGCATTTGCTCTTCTTGAGGACGGAATAAAACAAGAAACTAAAGATAGAGACTTTGCCTTTAAGAAGGTGAACAAGTTAAGAGGATGAATGAGCAATGTATATAGACAGAGGTAAAGAATATCTTGATACTATTGTAGATGTTATAGAGCAAGAGCTTCGAGATAACAACAAGAATATTCCTGTCTTTGCTCAACACTACCTTAGAGCCTCAGACGTTGGGAAAGTTCCTTACGTTTCTGTGGTGCTCGATAGGCTTGAGAGAGACCTCACAACGATTGGCAAGTCCCTTCGTATGGTGCGTATTTATTATGCTATAACCTTAGTGGAGAAATATCAAGAGGAGAAGCTCTTTACTGATTTACCAATAATTGAAGACGCTTTAGAAAAAGTGGAAGACCAACTCCCATATACAACTGAAGGTGCAAGTATAATTGGAGAGGACATTGCTTATGAAGAAGTGGGAAACATAGTCCTTCAAGCTACTCAAATCACATTTTTAGTGGAATGTTCGATATAATTTTAGATTAAAGAGTAGAGGAGAGGAGAAATGGTAACACCAATAAAAGGTTGGAAGGGTGAGGTGCGTATAATTGGTGCCGATGATAACAATTCGTGGTTTGATGCTGCTCCCGATCCAAAGGCACTCCGAAATCCGGTTTCAACCTCGGTACCGATGGATAAGATATATGTCATAGGCAAGAAAAGCCCAGAAGCGATACTGGAGGGTGAACAAGAAATAACAGGAACAATAGAAAGACCATTGTTCGCAAACGAGAGCGAAAATTATGTAGCAAGCGTAAGTGGCACTAGTAAGCTTCTAACAGACCTTGCAGGTGTAACTACGGCTTCAATGATAGAATGTAAAATGCGAGTGAGACCTAATGAGTCCTCAGGACAGCTCAAGGGTTACATCCTTTCTGGCGTAAAGTTCCACGACTGGGGTATAGACTTTGCAGCTGGAGACATGACAAAGGAACATGCCGATTTCTCTGCGACTGATATTGAACAGGAGTCGTAATCCTCTTAATTCTATTTATCTTTTATAAAGGAGTAGTGCTATGAGCAAGATTACGTTAGATGAATATTTAAAGAAGCAACGAGAAATAGAAGAATTTACGTTACCTTCGGGTTTGGTTGTGAAGATTAGGAAGAGACTCTCTCCCATCCGCTTATTGAAGATACTTGGACGTTCGGGAGTAAGCTGGGAAGACCTTGGGACTAACCTCTCCATCGAACAATACCGAAGTTTCTGCGAAGAAGGATTCAAGGAACTTTTGATAAAACCTAAAGTCCCTGATGATATTACACCAGACGACTTCACTACGGAGGACTTCACAGCCTTACACAAACGATTAATGGAAGAGTTCAGGGGTAGGATAGATACTGAAGTTCAGGGCTTAGGGGAGAAAGACTTAGAGAATAAGGATTTTACTACACCGTCAGGGTGATTGCAGAGACTTGTCATGTGAGACCTTCTGATATTCTTGATCCTCTTGATGAGCTTTCCTATATTGATAAGATTAAACTGGATATTTCTGTATTGACAGCTCGAAGTAAGGAAGCAACTAAGACTTTACCACCTCAAGAAGCTATCGAGCTGTTAAAACGACTCAAGAAGAAATAAATTGGAACGGATAGAGGTCGTATTGGAAGGACGAGATAGGACTCAGAAAGCATTTGCTGAGTTCCGTAAGAATGTAGAGACGTCAGTAGGTGAATTGCGGAAGGCGAAAGCAGAGATATTTGCGTATAGCTCCAGTATTAAGAATGCTATCCAGTGGCAACAGATGTCTGCTAAGGAATACGTTCAGGCATCAACCCAACTACGAAAATATGATGATTATCTTAGGAGATTAACCACTCAAATCCCAAAGAATCAGCAAGAACAAGCGAGATGGGTCAAATCGGTTCAGCAGGGTCTTAATCCAATTCGTCAATACATCAAGAATTTCGATGAGATAGCGCCTCTTTTGGAAACAACTTCACGTAAAGCATTAGAATTCAATAATACTCTCATCCAGACCACGGGATTTATTAAGAAAGGCTCTTCCTTTACTCTTTCACTGGAGGGAAGGATAAGACGATTAGCTCGCTCCTTCGCTGATATGAAAGGACCACTCTATACAGCGGGACGAGTCTTTAACCACTATCTTCCTATCTTCTTTGTTGGTATATATGCGTTCAGAAATCTTCAGCAACAGCTTGACCGACTCACAAAGTCATTTGCCGATTTTGAATCTCAGTTAGTGGTTGTCGAGAGGACAACAGGTATGGCTACTAACACAGTCTCCAGACTTGGAGGTGTAATGTTAGACCTCACTACGATAATGCCTACGACCATTTCGGACCTCGAGAACATAGCAATAACGGCAGGACGATTAGGAATAACTGGTGAAGCTAACATTATGAAGTTTACAGATGCAATTGTTAAGATGGCTAATGCGACTGTTCTTTCTGCTGACCAAGCTGCCAACTCTATGGCTCGTATAGCAAAGGCTATGGGTATTCCTGTCGAGAATGTTAATTATTTAGGCTCAATGATAGACCGTTTAGCTAATACTGCTGCCGCAAATGCTGAGCAGATTACAACCGCCATGAAGAGGGCTGCTGGTGCTTCCAAAGTTTTAGGTATTCCCGCAGAAGCTCTTGCTGCTATGGCTACAACTTTGATAGAAGCGGGTGATGAAGCAGCTCGAACTGGGACTCGTCTATCAAGAGCATTCACCTATGCGTCGATTAAGACTGCGGTAATGGCGCGTCAGATGGGAGTGTCTGTATCCGAACTCAGAAAGCGAATGGAGGAGGATATGCTTGCAGTATGGTTGGATTATCTCAAGATGCTCAAGGATACACCTTCAAAGACAGAGCGACTAGCTAAAGCTCACGAAGTCTTCGGGATGATAGGCAGTAAGGCTATAATTAAGCTTGCGAACAACTATGATACTC